AATAATCCAGGTTTTAGAACTGCTGACTTTAGAGACTCCGACGGTGATGGTATTGATGATAGGGATCAAATTGGACCCGGTCAACCTCGTGTTCAAAGTCCTGGTTTTAGTTTTGGAGATATGTTTGGACTTGGTCCAATGGCACAAACAACACTAGCAGACTTGTCTGCTTTTAATCCAGTAGCTAATCAATACGCTCTTGCTGGTTTTACAGTGGGTGAAATACTAGCCATGCCAGAGTTTGCAGGCTTTGCACAGTTTCAAGCAGAACAAGCTGGAGGCACTGCAACTAGTGCTGGGCTAGCTGCTTTAGAGGAACGGCTTAGAGAAAGAGGAAGTCCGGAGGATAGAGGGTCATACAGCGATAGGTTTGGAACAGCTGAGGATCAAGGGTTCTCTTTTAGTGGAGGTTCAGGACAATATAGAAACCCTAATGATCCATTTGGTGATACGTTCTCACCAGCTCCAGATTTAGGTTATGCTTTCGATCAATTTGGGAGAAAAAGAAATATTGGTGTACCAACTGATTTAGGTCTCAACCTTGCAAATTTAGTTGGTCCTTTTGCTAAAGCTCCCATTGGAGTCTTTGGTGCCGTGAACAAAGTAGCAGACGTGTTTAAAAACTTTAGAGAAAAACAAAAAGAAGCTGAGGCTAAGGCTAAAGCTGAAGAAGCAAAAGCTCTTTCAGAGGCAAATAAAAAACTATCAAATGAAATTAAAGAAGAAATTGAAAGACGCAAAAAGGATAAAAAAGAAAGAGAAGATAAAGCGCAAAGAACTGGCACCGGTTTTACAACAGATAAAGACAAAGACACAGCAACAGGTAAATTTAGTGGCAGCCCAAAAGGTAATGGCGGTGGTAAAGGCGGACCTACAGGACCTGGTGGACAAACAAGTGGACCACCTGGCAGAGAAGGCCCTGGCAGATAATGGCAATATCTAGACAACAACTACCAAAAACAACCGACAAAAAACAAAAGAAAGTCGGTAAAGTTATGCGTGAATTTAAAAAAGGTAAATTAAATATTGGAAAATCTAAGAAAAAGGTTAAGAATAGAAAGCAAGCCATAGCTATCGCACTTAACGAGGCTGGGATAAAACAGAAGAGGAGACGAACATGATCGAATCAATAAAAGAAAAAATTATGCATTACTGGACAGACCACAAGTGGGTCACTGTTGCAGTTGGTGTAGTAGTTGTAGTTTTAATACTAGGCATAATCACATAATCACATGATACTTGACGTAGTCAAACTAGCAATCGGCGCTGGCACACATATAATGAAAAACAGACAGCAGCGTAAAATGCTGGAGTCAGATGCAGCAATGTTGCATGCACAAAAAATGGCTAACGGCGAAGTCGAGTATCAAGCAGCTGTTAGACAGTCAAACGACAAAGGATGGAAAGACGAGTTCGTTTTGATCCTCGTAAGTGCCCCAGTGATTTTATTGATATGGTCAGTATTTTCTGACGATCCGCAGATACAAGAAAAACTGCATATGTTCTTTGAGCAGTTTAACAATCTGCCTTTTTGGTACCAGACCCTCTTTGTCGGAGTCGTAGCTAGTATATACGGTTTGAAGGGCGTAGATATATTTAAGAAAAAATGATAAACTTAGAAGCTTTTATCTATAAGCAACAGAAATTTTTACGAGACGAAATAGAAAGAAATGTTCAAACTCTTGTCAACGGAGGTGTTGACAGTATGGAAAACTACAAATATATTACAGGAAAAATACATGCACTAGATGCAGTTTCACAGGAAATCTCTAACCTGCTAGAAGAAAAGGAGCAAAAAAATAATGTCAGAAGCCTTACTAAAGAAGTATAAAAAAGAAAACAAAGAAGCAAAAGAAACTCCAGAAAAAACTAGTTTGGAAAAATTACCCAATCCTACAGGTTGGCGTATTTTAGTCATGCCTTTTAAAGTTAAAGAGAAAACTGAAGGCGGAATTATTATAGCACAAGAAACATTAGACCGAGCACGTGTGGCAACGCAAGTTGGATACGTGCTTAAGATGGGAGATCTCTGTTACAAAGACGAAGACAAGTTTCCAACAGGTCCATGGTGCAAAGAAAAAGATTGGGTGATCTTCGCACGATATGCGGGATCCCGAATGGAGATCGAAGGTGGAGAAATAAGAATGTTAAACGATGACGAAATTCTTGGGACGATTGACAATCCCGAGGATATTCTTCACGCAATGTAACATAGAGGAGGATAATCTATGCAAGAAGACGACTTAAAAGTTGATGTCGGTGATGCTGATGAACAAGAACAAGAAATTGATCTTGATGCAAAGCCGGAACAGGAAGAGCCCAAGGAAGAGATAAAAGTAGAAGAAGCTGAACCCGAGGCTGAAGAAAAACCTGTAGAAGAACCAAAAGAACAAAAAGAAGAGTTGAATGAATACTCTGATGGAGTTCAAAAAAGAATAGCTAAACTTACTCGTAAGATGCGAGAAGCTGAAAGACAAAAAGAAGAGGCAATACAATATGCCAAAACAGTTTATGACTCAGCTAATCAAATTAAACAAAGGTACGAAACTCTTGATCAAAATTATAACAAAGAGTTTGAAGACAGAGTTAAGTCAAGCATGCAAAACGCACAAGCTAAACTTAGAGAAGCTATAAATGCAGGTGACATAGACGCACAAGTTGCAGCTCAAACAGAAATAGCAGGGTTAGCTACAGAGTCAGCTAGACTTGGAAAAATACAAGAAGTTAGACAAAGAGCAGCTGAAACTGAGCCAACGGCAGCAAGACCAGCTACACCAGCTGAAACAGCACAACCAGCGACAGCGGCACCTGACCCAAGAGCAGACGCCTGGGCAGCCAAAAACCCTTGGTTTGGCACCGATAATGCCATGACTTACACTGCTTTTGAAATACACAAGAAACTTGTTGAAGGCGAGGGATTTGACCCAACTTCGGATGAATATTATTCTGAGGTGGATAAAAGAATAAGACTTGAATTCCCACACAAATTTGATAAGAATAGTGTATCTACTGAACAGAAAGAACCTGTTCAAAATGTAGCAAGTGCAAAACGTCCGGCCACAAAGGGACGCAGAAAAACTGTGAGACTCACACCGTCACAGATAGCAATTTCTAAAAGATTAGGTGTGCCACTTGAAGAATATGCGAAACAACTAATCGCGAAGGAGGAATAGGCATATGGAAAATGAAAAGATCAAAACTTCCCGCGCGAGTGCAGCTAGGGTTAAACAAGAAAAACCCAAAGTTTGGACTCCTCCATCATCACTGGACGCACCGCCTGCGCCAGACGGCTATAGGCATAGATGGATACGCGCTGAGAGCATGGGTATGGAAGATACCAAAAACATGTCAGGCAAAATGAGATCAGGATGGGAGCTCGTAAGAGCTGATGAATATCCTGATACAAGTTATCCAACTATGGCAGAAGGACGATACGCAGGGGTAATTGGGGTTGGTGGCCTATTGCTGGCTAGGATACCTGAAGAACTCGCAAAGTCTCGGGAGGATTACTTCCAAAGAGTAACCAAAGACCGAAACGACGCTTTAGATAACGATGTTATGAAGGAACAGCACCCAAGTATGCCGATCAATCAAGATCGACAGACTCGTGTAACTTTTGGTGGTACAAAGAAGGACTAATTATTTAGTAATTCCTATCCACTGCTAACAATAAAACCTTTAAGGAGGATAACACTATGGCTAATGTAGATAGCCCTTTTGGTCTAAGACCTATTGGTAACACTGTTGGTAGCTCTGACTTTCAAATGACGGAATATCTAATTCCGGACAACGAAGGCACTTCAATCTTTCAGGGAGATCCTGTAGAGATTGATGATAACAATGCTGGATTTATCGCTGTTCAAGAAGCAACGACAAATGTAGATAACATTGGTGTCTTTAATGGATGTTTGATTGACAGCGACCCGTCAACAGGGAAGCCTAAATTCTCTAACTTCTATTCTCAAACGAATATTACGCAGGGAAAAATAAGAGGATTTGTATTCGATAACCCTTATCAAAGATTTTTGATACAAGGTGATTCGGCTACTGCCGCTGCACAAACAGACGTTGGTAAAGTTGCTGACACTGTTGCTACTCATTCAGGTTCAACTACTACTGGTATTTCCGGTGTTGAGTTGGATGTGTCTGATCTAGAAACAAGTGACGGACAGTTAAGAGTAACTGGCTTTACAGGCGATCCAGCAAATAACGAACTAGCAACTCACTGTAACTACGTAGTGTATTTCAATGAGCATGCTTATAACCACAACGAATAATAGCAGGAGGATTTAAATCATGGCTATATCAAGACAACAACTAGCTAAAGAGCTAGAGCCAGGTCTGAATGCATTATTCGGACTTGAGTACCAAAACTACGAAAATCAACACGTTGAGATTTTCGATATAGAGACAAGTGACAGAGCTTTTGAAGAAGAAGTAATGTTATCTGGTTTCGCAAACGCTGCTGTTAAGTCAGAAGGTGCTGCAGTTACTTTTGATACTGCGAACGAAACTTTCACTTCTCGTTACTCACACGAGACAGTTGCTCTTGCTTTCGCAATTACTGAGGAAGCAATTGAGCC